GTTGTTGGTGTTGGCCATATAGCTTCCTTGCGCTTTTTTAATGCTTTCCGACTGTTGCTTCCACCATCCTTGCCTGTTGTTGGGGTGTGAAAGAAGTTCTCTCCGTTTGGCAACAATCCAAATTCTCTGTCTGTGATGTTTAGCTCCAATGTCTGAAGCTCCAATGACTCCCCATCCTGCATCAAACCCCATCTCGGCCAACTGTCCAAGAACTGTTCCGAGTCCTCTATGAACGAGCATTGGGGAGTTTTCCACATAGACAAATCTTGGTCGAACTTCGCAAATGATACGTGCCATTTCTTTCCACATTCCGCTTCGTTCACCTTCGATTCCTGCTCCTTTTCCTGCTGCGCTAATGTCTTGGCATGGAAATCCGCCTGATACAACGTCAACAATTCCTCGCCAAGGCTTTCCATTAAAGGTTTGAACGTCATCCCATATTGGGAAACTCGGCAAAAGTCCATCGTTTTGCCTGGCGCACAATACGCTTGCTGGATAGGCTTCCCATTCGACTGCACAGACTGTTCGCCATCCAAGCAAATGTCCCCCAAGTATTCCTCCACCAGCGCCTGCGAAAAGAGCCAACTCATTCAAAACCTAGCCTCCTCAAATTTAAAAATAGGCTTGTTTACCTTTTTAGCCACAATCTTCCAATCAGGTCTTATCGATACAAGGTATTGAGCCTCGGTTTTGCTTTTAACCTGGCGAATCATGCCAAGTTCGTCATAAATGTAATAAATCATCCTTGTCTAACCCTTTCCCTGTATTGACCCTCTGTTTCGCCTGGGTTTGGCTCTATTCCCAATTCCCTTCCCCTAGCCATAACCCCTTCAAGCGTTGCATCCCAGCGTTGCATAGGTTTGTCTTGAGTTTTTAATGCTTCCAATTCAAGCCAAGTTGCTTTAAATCCTCCCCATCCCCTTTCGCAACAAATCTGTATAACTTCAGCAAGCGTTTTGTTGGCTTTTTTGGCTTCTCTTTCAATTCCATTAAAAGCAGTTTGAGTAACTGGTAGCTTTTTGCTTTTCCTAAGAATTAAAAAATCATTCCACAATAAATCCGCTAAACCTTCAGGTTTGGCGATAGTGTTTTTATTTATGGTCTTGGTAATGGTATTGGTATTGGTCTTGGTTTGCATTGGGGAGGCAATAGGGGGGTTATTAGGGGTGCTATCGCTAGCCTTATTCCACCTTATAGCTGCACCTTTGCGCCCACCAGCTTGAATCGCATGGTATTTAGCTATTTCTTCATCAGCTCGTGTGTTGTACCAAAATCCAAGCTCATCATTGTGGACAAAAAATTCATTCAATATTCCCTTGACAATTTCAGGAGTGCTTTTAATCTTTCTTGCGACCCATTCAGGGCTTATAAAGCCTTTTTCTTGCTGGTAATAAAGGTCAATCATGCGCCTATAAGCTAAATCTTCCAAATCGCTTAGATGGTGCGTATGGCTGATGTAATCCCCAATATGAAATGGGTAAAAGTTCATTTTCAGTCCTTTTTGTATAGGTCAGGCCTAAGCATTTCTCTAGTCAATTTATGGCTTGAAAGCTCCTCAATGGCCTTTAAATACTTAAAAGGTATGTTGGTTTGACCCCATAAATAAATAGTATTTGGCTTAATTCCTAGCTTTTCGGCTAGATTCACCAGGCTGCCAAACTCAATCTTCAATAAATCCATCGGATTCATATAAATCCCTCCTTTTCAGCGATAGTATAGCAATTCTTTTAAAAAGTGTTGGAATTAGGGAATATCCCTATAAGAAAAGTGAGAAAAACCTATTGCAACGTGGGATTTTGATATATACTGGTTTCACCTTAACAAGTGATGAAGGGAATGAAAATGAAACACAAACTTATTGAATGGCTTGGAGTTGTAGTTCTTGGAGTTGTATTGGCTGCCATGTTTGTATATGGAGGTGCTTAATGAGCCGCCATGATGCTTACTATGAGCCAGAAGATGACTATGAAGGAGAGCAACTCCAAGAGCAAATCTATGATGCTGTTGCTCATGACCCTGATTATGACCCAGCCAACATGATGCATATGTCTGAAGCTATCGGTCAAGAATCTGACAATGAGTCAGTTCAGCAATTTATTAAAGACTGTGTAGCTGCAAAAGATTGGGCAAAACTAGGCTTAAAACTTTATCAATTATCTTGGAATTACCAAGAATCTATTGTTGAATACAGATTAACTAAATAAGGAATAAGTGATGACTAAATATGAAGAAATCCGCAAAATCAATGTAAATGAGCATACTGAAAAGAAAGGCAAATTTACCTATTTAAGTTGGGCTTGGGCTGTAGACCAGCTTTTACAACTAGACCCAAGCGCCACATGGGAATACAAAGACCCTGTTTACTTTGCCGAAACATTAATGGTGTTTTGCTCGGTTACCGCCTTTGGCAAAACTATGACCGCCCAGCTGCCTGTTATGAATATGAACAAAGCTATTCCTAACCCTGACGCTTTTCAGGTCAATACAGCGATGCAACGTTGCCTGGCTAAAGCCATTGCTTTGCATGGCCTTGGTTTGTATATTTATGCTGGTGAAGATATTCCAGATGAAGAAACCCCTGATTTAGCTGTAGAAGCTGACAAATGGATTTTAGCCATTGCTGGCACTAAGACTATGGATGAACTCAAAGAAATCTATGGCGCAGCTTATAAAGCCCTTAGCAAAGACAAATCAGCAGTAGAAAAGATTTCAAGTGCTAAAGACCTTCAAAAAAGCATTTTAATGGCGATGCAATCATGAACAATGAACCAGTAGCGCATTTTTACCCTGAAGGTGAAGGATGCACAGTCTACGACATTAAGTTTGCTTGGAAAGTTCAAGGCACAACAGAGCCTATTCCACTTTACACCCACCCAGCAAACCCTAAATACGACCCCGAAACAGGCGAACCATTGATTGATGGTTACCCATTGTTTTCAGGATTGCCACTAGCAAAGACACTAACAGATGAGGAATGGAATAAAGCATTTGATTTTTATTGTGAAACTGATGAAGGTGTATTGAAGTTTGACCTTGAATTGCGTGATGAGTGGAAAAAAGAACAGTTAATTCGTTGGAAAGAAGCAATAAGAAAGGCACAAGAGAAATGAAAAACTATGATGCACATAAAGAAAGCATTAAAGGCAAGACATTAACTGCCTACGAATTAGCAGACGCAATGGATACAAAAGGCTTTAGGTATCGTGAGGTAAAGGCGGCAGTAAAAATGCTAAGAGAACAGGCTGAAACCATAAAGGAGTTACAACTAATTCTTGCCCAACAAGAAATTCATGTTGAATGTTATAGGAATCAACTAAGAAAGGCACAAGAGAAATGACCACCTTTACAACCGAAGACAGGGTTGCTGTGCAACAAGGAACACCGGAATGGCATCAGCTTAGGGCTGGAAAAGTAACTGCTTCTAGGGTTGCCGACATATTAGCAAAGACAAAGACTGGGCCTTCTGCAAGTCGGCAGAATTACCTTATAGAACTAGCTTTGCAACGCACAACAGGCTCTATTGCTGAATCTTACTCCAACAGCGCAATGGAATGGGGTACTCAAACAGAACCCCAAGCCAGGGTTGCTTATGAAGTTGCAACGCATAACTTTGTAGACCAAGTGGCATTTATTGACCATCCCACAATTAAATGGTTTGGTTGCTCGCCTGATGGTTTAGTAGGCGATGGGCTAATAGAAATTAAATGTCCTAACTCTGCTACGCATTGGGAATACTTTAAAGCTAAAGAACCGCCTAAAAAATACTTTATTCAGATGCAGGCGCAGATGGCTTGCACAGGGGCTAAGTGGTGCGACTTTGTCAGCTTTGACCCTCGTATGCCTGAACGCAGCCAGCTTTTAATTGTAAATGTCCCAAGGGATAATGAATTTATCGTTTATATGGAAACAGAAATTAAGCAGTTTTTGAGTGAAGTAGAAGTAGAAGTTAATTTGATGAAGGGAAGTTAATATGGGAATTAAATGGTATGTAAAAGCACCTGTGTCCGAATACACAGATAAAAATGGCGAGGCTAAAAAACGCTATCAAACTATTGGAATTGTTACGGAAACCAAAAAAGGTGACTTAATGATGAAGCTAGAGATGATTCCGCTTTTAGGGCTAAAAGAAGGCGCTTTGTGGGCCTATTTAAATGTTCCTGAAGACAAGCCAACACAAACAGCAACTCAAGCCACAGCGCCTGATTTGAATGATATTGAATCTGATATTCCTTTTTAGGAGTTGACATGAACGAACATATTTGGACTGCTGCAGGAACTGACATTACAATTCGTTGGAGGCTTGCTGGCTGGACTCCGCCATCAGAGTTGCAGGAATACAAAGACAAGTGGAAGTATTACCAAAATTTGCCTTTAAGAAACCTTGATGACACAGCTAAAGAGCAATATGAACAGGTCTTGCGTAAGGCCAAGGTTATGAGGATTAAATAATGGGAACTAAGCTAAAAGTGCTTGTGCCAGCAATCAAAGAGAAGTCTGGAAAAGTTGTTGTTGCTCCAAGCAAAGCCTGGAGTCATCAAGAGCTTAAAAAAGGTGAAGGCAAACAGGCTAAACACGCTAAACACGAGTTTGAGCTTTCCAATGGTCGTATTGTTACTAGGAAAGTAGCTGCCAAAGTAGCCGAGAAAGCTGGCGAAGTTCCCAAGTCTGTGGGCAAAAAACTACACAGCCATGACCTACGCAGGGCTGAAGGTATTAAAAAGAAGAAAATGTAATGTCAAACGATGAAACTATGCTTTTCACAGCGATAGTAATGATTGGCACAGCTTTCATCGTTTTTTATTTAATCGGAAAAGACAATGACTGAAGAAAAAATTCCTTTTGGTGGCAATATGAAAGTGCCATCTGATGACTGTGAAGAAGCTTTTTTTGCTTTATACCCAGACTTTTTCTATGAAGGCTCTACAGCCCTTAATTTATGGACTCATGCTTGGTTTAATGCATTAGATTGGGTTGAAGATAATAAGAAACTAATTCAGCTTTTATGAAAAAAGAGAAAATTCAGACCAGAAAAGAGCAAGAAGCAATGGCTGAATATTTGACTAAGAAGTTTGCTGAAATTGATAAGCAACAAGAGTTAATTCCGGTTGTTATGCAAAGAGGTGAATGGGAAGCCCTAAAATACACCATAGAGCTTGCATTAAACCTCAAGCATAAAAAGAAAAAGTAATCCTCTTAAGGGCAGTTAAGCCTACAGTCAAGGATGCAACAAGTAAGGGCTTTTTAGGCTTTCGACCTTACAGATAGCAGTTGCCAAATTGATGCCCTACTTTTTTAAGACCCTAAAATATCGATTGCTTTATGGATGCGGTTTATCCGGTCATCTAAGCCTACTGTACCGCCATTAATCCGCTTAGTCATGGTTTCCCAGTTTTCATCGTCAGCCAATAAATTTAACTGCTTTCGATTCCAATACCATCCTGCGGATAGGCAAGCCCATTCAGGCTCTAAAAGAAGCTCAGGATGCTCCGCAAAGGGTTGTCCTAAGGCATTGCCACAGACAGTCACATTAGACCGCCCAGTAAGCTGAAAAATGCCTCTGCCATGAAATTTAAACCCATCACCATCTTCTGTATTACCAAGGTCTGCTCTACCGCCATAAACCTTATTAGCTAATTTTTCAGGATTATTCGCATATTGATTAGCCACATCCA